CGGAAAAACAGTCAAGACCAAGTTCGGAGCAGCAGTCTCTCTTTCAGATGAGCAACTACTAGCAATGGTAACTAACCCTGATAGCGTCAAACACTACACTAAAGATATAGGAATCTTCATCAAACCAGATGAAAAAGGATATAAAAGAAGATTGATAGCCAACGTTCCACTAGGACAATACATTCTAGCTGCCTATGTTCGTTATGTTTTAGAATCTTTTCTAGCAACAAATTCACCATTGATGAAATCAGATCTAGGATTACCGGAAATATCAAAGGTAATTGCTGAGCTCAATCAAGATAACACCTTTTCTTTACCGCTCGATGAGAGTGCCTACGATTATCATGTAACAAGGAGTTCTTGGTTAGGATTCATTGGTTTCTTGCTCGAAACATTCCCCGGAAATGACGGTATGATGCGGTTTTCGGAATATTTCAATAATGCTCGATGGTATTTTGGCAAAGATTCAGGGCCTTGGCGTGCAGGTATGCCGTCAGGGTTAGCGCTGACAAGTTTTCTGAATAGTTGGATGAATTATATTAAACAACGCGAAGTTGTCCCCGGAATTATTAATTGGGCTAGTGGAGATGATTCATTAGTCATGTTAAAATATGACCCAGATTTGGCCACTGTCGAAGAAGGATATGCTAAATTTGGTGCCGAAGTCAATAAAGTTAAGAATTGGAAAGCCAAGACAAAAGTAGAATACCTTAAGAATTTGTTCCATCGTGGTGGAACCTTAGGTTATCCAGCTAGAATCTACGCTTCACTCATTTGGGCTGGAGTCGAGAGAAGATTCCTCCCTCAAGCTAAATTGTATGAACTTGCTGAATTGTGGAAGACTTTCTACGACAGAATGAACCTTCCCTTCAATGAAGATATCGTTGCAGTCGATTTGGCGAAAGCAGTTTCCCAGAAACTAGTAGGATTTTCAAAGGTTACAGCTAAAAAGTGGTTACATACACCCAAAGTTCATGGTGGGTTTGGTAGACTACCTTATAACAATTTAATATTTGATTTCAAAACCCCAATACTTCGTACTGATCACTACGAGAATGCTATAATACGCATACCAAACACCTATTATCGTTCTACAAAGACCGAAATGATAATTAAAGATAAAGAAATTAGGAATATTTCCTTCCGTATAGGTACACCACCAAGACTTCCTGAAATTAAGACTTTAAAAGATTGGGAAGCTAGGATCAATATGGAA